TAACAAATCTGTAAGGGCGTCAGCCACTTCAACCATATCACGATTTTCGATAGCTTCTTCCAGTTCTTCATATTCTTCTCGAATTAACTCAAGGCGTAACTCACGAGTACTGAAGTCAGGCCAAGTTGGATGAACTTGTACTTCCTGACCAAAGGCTTCCATGAAATCGCCTGCAAGTTCAAAATTGCTTGGTATCATTCTTTTTCCTCTTACCTCTAGCGATGGCGGCTTTCTTTGCTAGCCGCCGTTGTTCTGATTTAGGAACATAGTGCTCACGCTGTCTATACTCCCACACGATATCAGCGCATTTCTTTTTGAATACACGTAGTGCGCTGTCTACGTTATTGTTTCTTACCTTAACTTTCGGCATTACTTTCCTTTCTACGAAGCATGGGTGGTAGACCCCATACAGCTTGAGCTTCTGCCTTGTTACCAGCAGCGTCAATGACTAGCATTACGCGCCTGCCCTTCAACCATGCTTTTTGCTGATTGAGTAGACGTTGCATTGGAGTAAGCATACGACAGCCTTTACTGCTTCTACGCAGACCTTGGCTTGTGTAGTTAGACTTACCCATTCTTTTCTTCTTTGCCATTAAAATGCTCCTTTGCGAATAAAACACCATCCACGCTTTCGCAGATAGCTCACTTGTTTACGAATACTATTGAGAGTACGCCCTGGAAGCATTTCGAGTAACTCTTTGTCGTCTTTGCTGTAGTAATGATTACGTAATAAGTTACGCTCATTCATTGTCCAAGGTTTCTTCTGATATTCTTTCATGTTGTATATTATAGGGGATGTTTCATTGAAAGTCAAGAAGTATTTTTCTTTGGTAGCAAAATATAAGTGGAAGTTATGAGTGACATAACCGAAAAAATTTCTTGACTTCACTTCCGTTTTTGAGTATAATATACCCATCTGCAAAAATACCCAGGAGAATAGTATGCTTGACTTCACCACTGCACTTATCGTATTTGGAGTTTGTATGGCCGGTGCCTGCGGCACTGCTTTTCATCTCGGAAGACGAGAAGGCATCGAAGGTACAGTACAGTATCTAATCGACCAAGGCGTATTGGAGGTAGATGACGAAGGTTAGGAGTAACACCTTTATACCAAGTTGCTCCACAAAGCAGACCCTCACAAGGGGCAACAACAGGAAATAATGAAACAACTAGTAGTATTTTTATTACTAAGCGCAACGGGGTCAGCGCTTGCTTCTGATCAACCAGAAGTTCCCCGACCAAGAAAACCTATAGAAGAAGTAGTCGTAACTGGATATAGCTGGAACTTTGATGAGCACAAAGGTGCTTTGATAATGGGTCTAGGTGGGGCGTATCTGATACATGAATACGACAAAGCTCGGAACGAGTGGCGATTCGTAAGAGCGTCAAACGAACCAACAAAGGATAAAGAATGAACAGAGAAGCAGTCTATGAGCAGTTGAAGATTGATGAAGGAGTAGTCTTTGAAATATATTTGGATCATCTTGGGTACAAAACCTTCGGAGTGGGACATCTCGTGCTTGAGTCAGATCCAGAGCACGAGTACGAAGTTGGAGAACCTGTATCAGCCGAGCGCGTACAGGAGTGCTTTGACCGAGATCTCGATGTGGCTGTAAGTGAGTGTGTAGCACTGTACAAAGCCGACGTATGGGAAGGCTTTCCTGGAGAAGTTCAAGAGATACTCGTAAATATGATGTTCAACCTCGGTCGACCAAGACTTAGCAAATTTAAGATGATGCACCGTGCTCTCGAGTATGGGGATTGGAAAGAAGCTGCTATTCAAGGTCGAGACTCCTTATGGCACAAACAAGTAGGGAATCGAGCCGAGAGACTCATGACAAGACTTGAGAATGTCTAATAAAATTTTAGCAAAATCTATGACGAAGTTCTTTCGGTTCACCGCCGATATGTTCTTTCGTAAGCGGTACGGACATAGAGCTATAGTTCTAGAAACTGTTGCAGGTGTACCTGGAATGGTTGCTGGAATGCTAACACATCTGTCCAGCCTTCGCGGTTTGAAGAAAGGACAGGGCAGTAAGATTCATGAGATGCTAGCAGAAGCTGAAAACGAACGCAAGCATCTCATGTTTTTCATAGAAGTAGTGCAACCTACAAAGCTGGAGCGGGGTCTCATCGTACTCGCACAATTAATATTCTGGCACTACTATTTAGTACTGTATCTCATTGCACCTAAAACAGCGCATCTTATGATACATTACTTTGAAGAAGAAGCTGTAAAAAGCTATACAGATTATCTTGTAGAAATTAAGGCAGGCCGTATAGAAGATGTGCCTGCACCACAAATTGCAATTGACTACTATGATCTACTTCCAGAAGCTAAGCTGTCTGATATGATTAGGTATGTTCGACGTGATGAACAACATCACGCAGATTTAAACTTAACCTACAGCCAGGCATAGTGAATAACTATGGTATTAGCTATTAAAAATTTCTTGACAATTAATCTCTAAACGAGTATAATTATCACATGAATTTATTTTACCTTGATAAAGACTTAGACAAGTGTGCTGAGTATCATGTTGACAAGCACGTCAATAAAATGATACTCGAAGCCGCACAGTTGTTGTGTACTGCCATTTGGGTAGACCAACTACTTGGATTTATACCACGAGCTCTTGAAAAAGATGAAGCTGCTGTTCTCAATGAGTACAAGAAAATTGAGAAGCCTCTGAAACCAGAAGAGCGTAAACTCACACCTTATCTCGGCATGATGTACAATCATCCCTGCACGATATGGACTCGATCATCACTAGACAATTATGAGTGGACATGGTGCTATGCTCATGCACTCGCAGAGGAATTTAGATATCGCTACGGCAAAGAACACAAGTCATTCTGGCAGGTTATCAACAAACTGCCCGACCCAGTCAACCTTGAACGCTTGGGGTTCACCACGTTTGGACTTGCGATGCCTGATGTACTCAAAAACTATGATGATCCAATACAGTCTTACCGTGACTATTATCATCTTGACAAGGCTACTTTCGCCAGTTGGTCTCATCGACCAACTCCCCCTTGGTGGGATGAGTCTCTTGCTGACTACGAACAGAGGATCACAGCAAAGTGAAAAAACGAAGCTATAGCCGTGAAGACGTAAGAAGACTTCAGGGCACACTTGAAATTGAACATACACTTGCGAGGAGAATGTCAAATAAAATGCGCAGACTCTTGGCAGAAAATCCATATATTCATACGTTTGGAGCGTATAATGGTCAACAAGCTGTACAGCACGTCAAAGCAGGTCTCAAAGCAATCTATTGCTCAGGCTGGCAGGTTGCTGCATCAGCTAATACAAATAACGAAGTGTATCCTGACCAGTCTCTTTATAGTGTGGATTCTGTACCCAGTGTTGTGCGTAATATTAATAACGCTTTCCGCCGTGCTGACCAAATCCAGTATGCAGAAGGTGGTACTGGCTTTGAGTTTGCACCCATTATTGCAGACGCAGAAGCAGGATTTGGAGGAGTACTAAATAGTTATGAATTGGCTAGAAACCTCATCGAAGCTGGGGCAGCTGGTGTCCACTTTGAGGACCAGCTTGCGTCCGCCAAAAAATGCGGTCACCTTGGAGGAAAAGTCCTTATACCTCTTAGTGATGCTATCCGCAATCTTAACGCCGCTCGTCTTGCTGCTGACGTTGCTAGGGTTGATACTCTGGTCATCGCTCGGACTGACGCCGAGTCTGCCAGACTCTTATCAAGCGACTATGATCACGCAGACTATAAGTGGATGCGAGGAGACAGAACCCCAGACGGGTTCTGGGAGATTGAAGGAGGGCTTGAGATGGGATGTGAGCGTGGGGCTGCATATGCAGAGTACGCCGATCTTGTCTGGTGTGAAACTAGTAAGCCCTGTTTGCGAGAAGCTCGAAGGTTTGCAGATGCGGTAAAAGGGTCACACCCTGATACAATGCTAGCATACAACTGTTCTCCATCGTTTAACTGGAGAAAGTCAATACCTGGAGATCAAGAGCTACAAGACTTCCAGCATGAGTTAGGAAAGCTGGGCTTTAAATTTCAGTTTATTACACTGGCAGGCTTTCATAGTACAAACTATGGCGTGTTTAACTTTGCACGTCAGTACAAAGATCGAGGAATGTTTGCATACTCTCAGCTACAGGAAGCCGAGTTCGGAGCAGAACAATTTGGATATACATCAACTCGTCACCAACAAGAAGTAGGTGTCGGATACTTTGATGCAATTACCACAGCCCTTGGCAGCAGTACTGCGGCGATGGCAGATTCAACGGAGGCAGACCAGTTTTGAATAATTTACCAGAAGGGTGGACTCGCTCCAATGGAGGAGATGGGATACACTATAGAAGCCCAAGTAAAGTTGTGCATGACCCAGTAAATAGTCCTGCACACTATAAGCGTGACGGAGTAGAGTGTATTGATGCAATGAGACAAATATCTTCCGATGAAGGTTTTGAAGAGTACTGCCATCTCAATGCATTTAAATACATTTGGCGCTGTAAAAACAAACAGAACAAAAAGCAAGATGTAGAAAAAGCTATTTGGTATCTACGAATGATGATAGGAGATGACCCACGTGAGCAAGGGAAGTAGATCACGAGTAGAAAACACAAGACAATTTTACGAAAACTGGGAGCATACTTTTGGTACGAAGAGTAAAGAAGAAAGATCACGAAAACTTAACCGACAGCAATATATCGAAAGTTATAGGTTTGTTGACTGGAAACCCACCGATTTCCAAGAAGGTTGCGTGCGATATGCTAAATATTGCATACAATACCACGCGCCTACAGAGAATCATAGATGATTACGAAGATAAAATCGAGTATCGCGAACTACGTAAAAAACAGAATCGAGGAAGAGGAGCAACAGATGCAGAAATTCGTGAAGCAGTTGAACGATACCTTTCCGGAGAGTCTATCGCAGAGATCGCAAGCGGCCTCTTCAGAAGTTCGGGATTTGTCAGATCACTTATTGAGCGAGTCGGAGTACCAAGCGTATCAAGAGAAAGTGGGGTCGCTGTGCTCCCTGATTCATGCATTGCGGAGTCATTCTCCTCAGGAGAAATTGTCTGGTCAGCAGTCTACCAAAAGCCAGCCCGAGTCGACTACGAGCTTTCCGTCGATTACCAAGCTGAGCGAGAAGGATTCATAGACGTAAACTATGAAAGCAAGTATGGAAGTAAATGCTATGCGATTTATGTTATGGAAGAGATTAGAGACGATACAGAAAAATGGGCTAACGTGGAAACAGGTGGCTACGCTGCTTACTCTCTCGCGTATGATCTTGGGAAATTATCGCACCTCGAGAAGTATGGAGTCGACTTATCACGTATCTAAAAATACTTCTTGACATCTTTTGCTATATCAACTATAATAGTATCTTAAATGACGAATCGAATTAAAAAAGAAACAGCAGAGCTTATTGCTTTTCCTCCAACTACTTGGCATGTAAAAGAAGTGGGCTGGTTGCTTGAGCAACGAACATTTGCAGACAACTTTCATAATATTCCGGTTCAAGAAGCATTAGTAAAAGATTTATTACAAAATGGTATTCAAGCACCCATACTTGTTATGCCTGATTGGTATCCTATATGCGGAAGTCAAAGGCTTCGTGCGTGTGTAGATATATGTGAAAAATTTATGGGGTTACATCCAATATTGCAACACCAAGTACGAGTTTGTAGATTTGATAAAGAATATTGGAACTGTTTTCATTTGTGGCCTGATAAGGAGTTTCGAGACAAAGCTATACAAGTATACTTTCAAATGCTTGAAATTACATTTAAGAGTATTCATTTCATTGAGGATGATCCAATGAAAATGATTAAATTTGAAACAGACGGTGATAAACTAAAATGGAGCGCCCGAGATGGGTGATAGATTTTACCAAGCACAAATAGAAGCTACAGGCATTTGTCCTGGAGCACCACAT